TCAGGCGGTCTTGAGGCGGAGCAGCTTCAGCGCCTGCGGGCGGACGACGTCGCCGCCGACACGCTTGCGGAACTTGAAGCCGATCATGCCGTCCTCGGCATACAGCTCCTCGAGCCGCTTCACGGTGATACCGAGGCGGTCGTAGATGCGGTAGCCGGCGTTGATGTCACCGAACGCGGCGACGGCCTTGCCTGCGGCGAAACCGTCGACGTCCTCCTGGTTGTGGAGGGCGTAGCCGAGGAAGGTGTTCGGCCGGCCGGCCTGGATGGATGCCTGCCAGAGATACTGACCGTTTCCGTCCTTGAGGGTCGACAGCTTGAGCTCGTTCACCGAGGAGGTGATGAACGCGCCGTTTCGGCGGTACTGCGCCGGCACGGCGTAGATGAGCCCCTTCATGTCGTCGATGAAGGTGTTCGCGCCGTTCGCCCCGGAGGTGCCGGAATAGTCGGTTGCGCCCGAGACGAGGCTGCTCACGCCGCCGGCGGTGGAGAAGATGCCGACAGGCTGGTGCGCCGTGTGACCGGCGCCGACCGTGAACGCGGTGTCCTCGGCTTCGGCCGCGGCGCGGGCGAAGCTGTCGCGGACGAACGCCTCGAGGTTGACGTCGGAGTCGTCGAGCTCGTCCTCGCCGATCTTGGCGAGACCGTAGAGATCCTCGATGTAGGTGTACTCCTCGGCCGGGGTGCCGGGCATCGAGTCGGTGAGCTCCTGCTCGTTCGTCTCGAGCTTGCCCCACCCGACTGCAACCTCGTCGAGCGAGCGGCGGCGGACGCGGTTGCTCGTGGTCGGACGCTCGCTCGCGAGTCCGCGGATGACGCTCAGGCGCGGCACCTCGCGGTTGATCTCGGCCTCGAGGTCTTCGGGCACGAGGATCTCGCCGGCGGCGTTCTCGACGAGCGCGCGCTGCTCCTGCGACATCGCACCGCCGCGAACGAAGCGCAGGAACGCAGAGCGTCGCTGCACGCTGCGCTGCTCGTCTCCACCCGCGCCGGGGGTGTCGCCGCCGCCGTTGATGGGATCGCCCATCTCGGCGTTGCGACGCTCCTGCGCCTCCTGGCGCTCGATGCGGTCGGACAGGTCGCGGAACTCGGACTCGCCGCGGTCGTACGACTGCCGCTCCTCCGCGTTCAGATTGCGGTTCTCGCCCTCGGCGAGATCGGTGATCGCTCGCATCGCCTCGACGGTGCGAGCGCGCTCCTGACGGAGCTGAACAGAGGTGGACATAGCCACGCCCCTTTCCTGTGTTGGGTTGTGTCCCGCACCGTGTGGACGGGCACGCTTGGGTGGATCAGATGTTGGACAGCAGCTCGAGCTCGTGAAGGCGGTGCTTCGCGCGCTCGATCGGGTAGCCCTCGGCCGCCGCGATGTGCTGCTGCGCGATGGCGCGCAGCTCGGCTGAGGTCTGGGTGTAGGCCGGGTAGGTGACGACGGAGACATCGCCGCCGTCGAAGTCGAACTCGCGCACCTCGTGCAGTGAGCCCGACCAGCTGTCGGAGAGCACCCAGAACCCGAACGACATCTGCGTGATGTCCTCGCGCTCGAGGGATACTGCGAGGTCTCGGGCGTACGACACATCGGCCATGTCGGCATCGACGAGCACGCCGTCTGCGTCCTCGGTCAGCCGCAGCGTTCCCGACGTCGTCCGACCGAGCAGCAGGTTCGGATCATGGTTGATGAGGAACCGCACGTCCGGGCTCGTCGCGAGGGTCCGGGTTGCGGCGCCCGGCTTGATGACTTCCTGCCACCCGCCGAGATCCTCGGACAGCTGGTCGTAGACGACGGCGCGTCCGGTGAAGTGCAGGCGTCGGTCGTCGTCGCTCGAAGCACGGATGCTGATATCCGTGAGCGGGAAGACGCGACGCTCGAGGGTGCGGGTCATGTCGACTCCTTGTCATATTCGGTGTCACAGGTGCATCCCGTGACTTCGGTTGCGCCGGCGGCGAGATCGCGCGGCCAATTCGCGCCGTTGGAGAACGGCTCGTCTATGGCTGCGGTCTCGCCCTGCATCGACTCGTGCTGGTCATCGCGGGCGATCCATCGCTTCGATGTCGCGCCAGCCTGCGAGGCGCCTTCGAATCGTCCGAACGATCCGACAATGTCGAGCACGCGGCGTGCCGCCTCCGGCACGCGCGCGGCCGCCGACTGGAAGACGTCGAAGACTTCCTGATCGTCAGGCTCGACAGCAAGCAGGCCGAGGAAGGTGAGCGAGTTGAACGCCTGCGCGTGACTCAGCGACGCTGCGGCGACCCAGTTCTGCACGAGCGCCGGCACGAACACTCCCCCGTGCTGTGCCGCCTCGCGGTTCGCCAGGTCGGCGACGGCCCCGCCGATGGTCGGCTCGAGCTCCTCGGCCAGTCGCGCATCCCACGTCGCCTGATCGTCGGCGGAGTAGTGCTCGCCGATCATCGCCTCACGCTGAGCCTCGACGAAGTCCGACAGCACGGCATCGAGACGAGTCACCCATGCCGGCGCCTCGTCGGAGGCGGCACGGCGCAGAGGCTCGATCGCACGCAGAGCAGTCGGCCGCAGCTGCGCGATCTCGACGGGCGGGAGGCCGTCGCGCTGAATCGGAAGCGCGCCGGCAGGGACCATGTTGGTCGGCTCGAGGTACGTGTCGCCGTTGTCGATCGGCGGCAGATCCTCGAACGCGCGCACGTCGTTCGCGGAGTAGTAGCCCCACTGACGGCCGGCGGCGTAGGCCGCGGTCTGCGCTGCTGTGTCGCCGCGCATTCGGCCCTTCGGGTCGAACTTGAGACGCATCTCGAGGTCGTCGAACAGTCGCTGCGTGACCTTTTCGATCCGGGTGATCGGCGGGAGTAGCGCATCCTGCACGAACTCAATGCCGAGGTGCTCGATGTTCGAGAACGTGGCGTGCTCGAGGTCGCCGATCTTGTGCGGCGGTACGCCGTACATCGATGCGATCTTCCCCTCGGTGAGCTTGTAGATCGCGAGGAACTGCGCATCTGCCGGCGAGAGCGATACCCGCTCGAGCTTGGCGCCGCCCTCGAAGACGGCGAGCTGATGCGAGTTCTCGAACCCCTGGTGCCGGTCTTCCATCTGCGAGACGAGGCGATCCCACTGCTTGTCGGTGAGGTTGCCCTGCGTCGTCAGCACGGTCTCGGGAGTCGCGTCCCGCTCGAAGAACCCGCCGATGTAGGCGGTCGCTGCGACCGAGATTCCGACCTGCTGTCGGGCGACGCCGATCGGCGAGAGCGCCTCGGGGCCGGTGCCAAACCACCGGTAGTGGAGCATCTCGAGATGAGTCGCGATGTAGTCCTTCGCAACCGGCAGCCAGGTTTCCTTGCCGTCGTGCGTGAGCTTGTAGGCAAGATCACCGGTCGAGGTCCGCAGCACCTTGACGTCGGTGGGCGGGACCGGCCACAGGCCGATGACGTCGCCGGCGCCGTTGCGGTGCACGAACACATAGGCGTTGCCGCGAATGAGCATCCACGTCACGACGGTGCGCCAGAATTCGGCGGCATCCATCACCGGGTTCGGCTGCGCGGTCAGGAGGTAGACGAGTGTGCGGTACTTCGGCGCCGGCGGTACGCGATCGCGGCCGCGGCGGACGACCACCGAGATCGGCAGGCTCGAGACCGCCTCGGCGACGAGGCGCACCGACGTGAGCACGGCCATCACCTGCAGCGACTGCTCGGGCGTCACGTAGACGCCGGCGGCCGTGCGGCTTCCGCGCAGCGACGGTAGCCGTGACTGCGCGCGGGTGACGAGCGAGCGCCAGGCGTCGCGGACTCGATCGGTGAGCTTAGCCACGTGTCCTCCTCTTGAGCGTGCGGATCTGCGGCTCGGGTGTCTTCGGCGGGTTCTTCAGGAGCCACAGCGCGCCGGCGATCGCCGACAGCGGTGAAGCGTCGTGAGCAGATCCCGACCGGTCGATGACGAGCGCGTCAGCGAGTTTCTTGACGACGGCGTTCTGCGCGGCCACCTCGAGCAGCGGCTGATGCCGATGCCGAAGTTTCTGCAGGTTCACGTGGTCGAGCAGCATGCCCGTGGCGCGGCCCAGATCGGGGCCGCCCCACGGCGTGACCTCGAGCTCGGCGGCTTCGAACTCGCCGACGAGCGACGACACCGGGGCGCCGTTGGTCTGAAAGGTGATGCCGGCGGGAGTGAACCGACGCTCGGGCGCGGTGAGCCACGGGACGATCCAGTCAGTGCCGGGCAGGCTCTGCATGATGCCGACGTGAATGAGCCCGTCCTCGCGCATCGCAGCGAAGCCGATGTGAGCGAGCTCGCGATTGGAGCTGACCTCTATGCAGATGTAGACGTCCGCGCCGTCCGCCCGCTTGGAGAGCCGGTCGAGGCCCTTGTTCCACAGGCCCTGTTGGAACGGCCCGCCCGTCGTCGAGTCGACGAAGATGTTCGCGACCTCGGACTCGAACACGGGTCGCGGGTCCGACACCCAGTAGGCGGCGAGGTTCTCTTGCGGAAGGTTGTAGTTCATCGACGGGTTCGAGTACGCCCACGCCTCAGGCGTGTCGAGCGGCATCCCCGGCGGCGGCGTCCACCAGAACAGGCCGATCGTCGTCGAGTCGTCGTTCGCCTCGATCGCCTCGATCGCCTGCTTGTGCAGGAACCGTTGCACGATCGCTTCGATATCGCCGGTGTTCGAGGCCGCGATGAGCTGCGAGCGCCGGCGAGCGGCCGTCGTCTTTGACAGCGCCGACCATGCCTTGAACGTCTTGTGCTTGAGGATCTCGTCGACGAACACGAGATCGAACGTGAGCCCGCGGCCACCGTTGTCAGCCGAGTCGACCCAGTAACGCTGTCCGCCGGTGAGCTCGAACCACAGCTCGCCGTTGATGTTGTTCGCCTTGCCGAACTCCTGCTTGAGACGAGGGATCGCGTCGATGATCGACTGCGCGTGGTCCCACGTCTTTTTAGCCGTGGCGAGTTTCTGCGCGACCCCGATGATTTGCGCGTCGCCGTCCATGAACATGCGGAACAGGATCAGCAGCGCGGCGATGAAGGTCTTACCGTTCTGCCGGGCGACCCACAGCAGGATCGTCTTGAACCGGTAGGAGCCATCGGGATTCAGCTCGAGGGCGTGGATCAGGAACCAGCGCTGCCACGGGTTCAGCTTCGGCGCGAGCTCGGCGTACCGTGTGCCCGCGAGCTGCACGTGCAGCCACATCGCGAAGTGGATCGCGGCATAGCCGGCGGAAGTCTTCGGGGTGAGCGGGCGCCGCGGCGGGGTGAAGACGCGAGGGCTCTCGTGTCCGTACACCCGCCGGGGCGCACTACGCTTTCTTGCGCGCGGGGCGGCCGCGCGCTTCCGGGTCGTCGTCGATGCCACCGGTCTCCCCCTGGTAGAACATGCGGCGCATCTCGTCGAGCTCGTCGCGTTCCTTCGGCTTCGCGATCGCGAGCAGAGCGTCGACGTTCTCGGTGTACTTCGCCGCGAGGGATGATCGCTGCGGGATCGCGGAAGGCTCGTCGAGATCCCGCGCGAGCTGCAGGATCAGAGCGACCCGATACCGTGCGGCCGCCGTCGCGATGTTGAGCTCAGCGACGAGCTCCTCGGCCGCCGAGAGGTTCGTCGGGCCGGTCGGCGGAGGCGGCGCGGACGCATCACCTGTCCCACCCGATGTCCCACCCTGTGTCCCACCCTCTGTCCCGCGTCGCCGACTCGAAGCCGGCCCGATCTGCGGGAGTGCCTCGAGAGTCGTCGAGCCCTTGGCATTCATGCGCTGCCGGCGCTTCCGCTCACGCTCGCGCTTGCGCTTCTCCTCGGGTGTCATCGGCATCGCGACCACCTCCCGGAGTGTGGGACATGGGACAAACGCGAGCGGAGGGGGATAGATCACCCCCGGTGCGGTGCGGAGCCCCACGGCTAGGGATTGGACCCCCCTACCCCCTTGGGCGTCGGGGTGAGGTGTCATGTTCAACGTCCCGCACGTCCGACGGACGTACATGAGCCGATGAGACGGGGCGAGGACAGCTCGACGGAGGTGCGGCCGAACATCGCCGATATCCTTGCCGCATGAGCTCCGTCGTCGCGCGCCAAACCCTCCATATTCCCATGCTGTGGGCCGACGCATCGCGGCTCGGAGCCTTCGTCGACTTTCTGCGCACTCTTGTAGGCCCTGAGCCATTGCCGGATGAACCGAACCTGACACCTCCGCTGGTGCAGACACCTCGATGGTCCGTGCGCACCGCGCAGCGAAGCATCAGTGCAGCGGGCGCCTGGAACGACGTCGAGGGTCTCGTGCCGTGGGCCAAGGCCCGCTCACTTTCCGTATCCTTGAGCGGCGACGTCGAGTTCTACCTCTCCACGAGATGGTTGGAAACCACGCTTGAGATAACCGCCCCATCATCCCGATGGCTCGACGAGAACGTCCCACTGATCCGAAGCAAGCTGCGGACTCTTTGCCCCGCTTGGCTCTACGCAGCACAGCGAGGATTCGCGCTCCTGCTTTTTGGCTTGGGCTTCATCGGCCTAGCGCTAGGACTCAAAGAAAACGCGGCCCAGGCGTACACAGTCCTTGGCCTCTTGCTCGTCGGAGGGCTCGGGTTTGCCTTGCCCGCTGTCCGCCTCGGACCGCAACCACGTCCTGTATGGCTGCGAGGACTGGGATGGCTCGCCGGTCTAGCCGCTGGTGCTGTGCTGGGAGCCTTCGTCTCCCGATGGATGTTCCCGATGTAGCAGCTACAGGAGGCGCAGCGTCATCCCCGGCCAAACGAGGTCGGGGCGCTTGATCGCATTGAGGCGCTGCAGCTGAGCGGCCGGGACTCCGGTCTTCTCGGCGACGTCGGCGAGGCTCTCGCCCTTGGCGACAGTGTGCTCGGCGTCCGCAGCCTCGGCCTGCTCCGGCTTCCCGGTGGTTTGCTCGGCCGGCGTTGGGCGTGCGGCGGTCGCGGTCTGCTTGGTGCTCTGACGGTTCGACATGGTGTCTCCTCTCATCGGTCACCAGACCTCGGACGGATCGCCGAGGCCGGGCCGGGCGTCACTCGCGCCCTTGTTCTCGTTGCAGCGCTTGTGCGAAGGCTGCCCGTTCGCCGGATCATCGGCGAGCTCCGGGTATGTCTTGATCGACTTGATGTGGTCGTATGCGAACGACCACGGGTCGGTATGAGGTAGGTCGCAGTCGATCCCGTTTCCGCACAGCGCGCACGGCAGGTTGTGCTCGCGCGTCAGCTGCTTCAGCGCGGTGCGATTCCTTCGGTGCGCTGCCGTCGTCCGTCCCGGAACGCCTGCAGCCATGAGTGTTACTCCGCTCTGCCGCCCGGACGTTCGCTCGGGCGGCTATCCTGGCCTCCTCAATGACGAGAGGGGGTGACTATGGGAAGCGACGAGTACAACGTCTACAAAGACGGCGACAGCTGGGTTGGCAAGCGTCAGGACGGACAGCGAGCGACTGTCCGAAACGACACTCAGCAGGGCGCGTACGACGCACTGCGCGACCGGCTGGCAGATGGCAAGGGCGGCGAGATCAGCGTGCACGGCACCAACGGCCAGGTGCGGTACAAGAACACCATCGATCCGAAGCAAGATCCCAGATCGAGCAAGGGCTGAGCGAGAGGCGGCCGACCGACTCAGGCCGGCCGCCTTTCCTCGCCTTCAAGACTGCGCCCCGCCGCGCATCACCGCTTCAGTGTGCGCATGTTGCGACCTTCTCCGGCTGCTCTCTCGACACGCCGGCGCGAAGCGGGCGGCGTGAGGTCATGGCAGCGACGGTCGCTCTGCAGAGTGTCGTGAGCGTGTGGCGGCGGGGTCGCAGCTGAAACGACGAAAGCCCCGCCGGATCGGCAGGGCTTCGGTCATAGTTCAGGTGCAAGCACAGCTTAACACGACAGTCGGACACTTTTGACATGTTTCTTCAATACGGCGGGGATCCCCCGAGCTTGCGCCGCGTCGCTGCTCGTGTTCCGCTATGTGGCTAGGTGTATCTCGAAGTTCGCGTCTCCGATGTGAGTAGCGCCAACAGTCAGCTGAAACTTGTAGCGACCAGGCTGAAGCGGTAGACCCGCGAACTTGGCGCTGATCGGAAACTCGATCTCTGTTCCTGGAGTCATCCCCGGCGGACGTCCGACCTCGAACTCACCCCTCATCTCGACGGGCTGTCCATCCAACGTAACTTCAACGCCGTCTTGGTCGATGAGCTGCAAGAGGAGCCGTCGCCGACGGTTCGCATCATCCCAGGGCACATAGACCATGCCAGCGACATAGATGTCAGCGACGGGTGCACCCAGGTGCAGTTGGCTCCACCCACCACCCTGAATGTAGAGCTTGCCGCCGATCGCTTCAGCAAAGTCTGCGAGGAGTATGTAGCCCCTCACCTACGCGACCTTCTGGATATTGTCGCTCCACACCATGGTGGGGGTGGTGATCCATGGCTGCCAAGCTGCGGACAGCCCGAGCGTGGATCGCCAGCTGTTGAAATCGACCTTCACGTCGATGATCTCGTCATCGACATCGAGGATTGTTCCGAGAGCGGTGTGCCCCTCGAGGTCGTCGAGTTCCACCTTCTGGCCGATCACGGCTGCGAACGATCCGTCGATCATGTCGTCGAACGTGACTGTGACGATGTCTTCTGAGGTGGCGCTTTGAAAATCTGTGGCGAGTCGCATGACTGTCTCCTTCTGAATCGAGAGCCTAGAGCGAATTGAACTGCCGCACTAGATGATCCCACGAATCATCTAGGTCGTCGCTGGGAAGCAAGAGTGTGTAGTGCGGGGCGTCTCCGGTGGCGACCAGATCGAAGCCAGCGTTCTGCAGCTTCTCCACAGTCGACCACGAATGGTGTTCGATGCGGCGCAATATGCGTGACATCGCGATGATTTCATTCGGCTGAGCGCCTGCTGACGCTGCCGCCGAGACCGCTGCAACGCCATGGACCTTGAGACACCGATCGAATGATCTTATCGTCGGTTCCTTTTCGAAGGCGCCCCCTCTGATGACGTAGTCCGTCGGCGACAACGGAGGCTCGTCACGAAAGGGCAGGGGACGGATCATCACCGCAACCTTACTCGCGGTGATCTCTTTCACCAGAACCTGCCGTTGCGCACGCTACAGTTCGGAGCCGGAAAGTCCTGGTGCTTCTGCCCAAACCGGCGCATCGCGCTTACGCGGACGGCCCCGGCGCGACCGCATCTTCCTCTCGGTGGCGAGGACGTCGGCGGCGCGGAAACGGCCGGCAACTGGCTTCAGGTCGCCGGACTCCACCCATCGGCGGATGCGGCGCTCAGCAGACGCGAGCGCCGCATCACCCTGGATGCGCTTTGCGGCCTCCGTGAGAGTCAGCCAGGTCTTCACGCTGCCTCACCCCGCTTTGCCGCCGCGACGGCGAGCACGTCGTCCTGCCAGTAGCGACCGAGCTGCGGCTCGAGAAGGTTTTGCGTCACCCAGTTGCGGACTGTGCCCGGGGTGCGCTGCACTAGGCGCGCGGCGTCCACGAGGGTCAGCCAGCGCGAGTCGTGCGGGCGCACCTCCGGCGGCGCCGGCTCAGCGAAGACGGACGCCCACAGGCCGCCGTCATCCTTCGAGTTCGCCTCCCAGTCGCAGTCAGCGGTCGCGCAGCGGTAGCGGGAGGGTCGGCCGTTGCGGCCCGGCTGCACGCGTACGGCCATGAGATCGCACTCCGGGCAGGCGGCCTGCGCCCAGCGCGGCTGATCGTCGAGCGAGTAGCGGGCCGCGGCATCCGCGATGCTCCACCGCTCGGGCTCGCCGCGGTGAATATCGATCACGCCCTCGCACAGCGCCCGGATCTGGTGCGAGTTGTTGGCGAGGCTGTCGAGATCGAACAGGATCACCTCTGCGCACCCGTTGACGTCATCCCAGGCGGACGCTGCGTCGATGCCCGCCTCGAGGCCCTCAGCGCGCCACGGGTGCTCCTCTCCGAACTGGACATAGAGCGCCCACGCACGCATCGTGCGGACGATGTCATCCGAGGCGTCGATCAGATCAGCAGCAACGGGCGCCGGCATGTCAGGACGCGACGAGTCGACGCGGATGCGGTCATACGGAGTCGCCTTCGTCGGGTCAGCGATCGAGCGCAAGTGCCCGACGAGGTCCGCGGCATCTTCGAGGTGCCGGCGCAGCGCGCGGTAGCAGCGCTCGCAGAGCAGCACGCCCTCGCGCGCCTCGACCTGCACGCAGCCCCTGCATGCGCCGTCTTCGCGGCCGTAGTCCGGGCATGCGGCCCAGTGCTCACCCTTCACGGTGCATCCGCGGACGCAGAATCGATCAGCCATCGAGGGACCACCCCTTCGCGAGATGCGTCGAGAGAACCTGCTCGAGCGTCCCCGTGAGGGTGTTGCCGCCCTCGTGGCGGATCGTGATGCGTGCGCCGTCGAACACCTCGACGGCTGTCTCGGCGAGGCGGAGCACATGGCGCGGAAACTCGACCTCGCTCATCGGCCCCATGCCGCCGTCGTACGCCTCATCGGTCAGCGCATCGGCGACCTTCGTGACGAGCTCAGAACGGTGTGTCATCGCCGAACCTCTCCCATTCGCCGCCCGAAGGCGTGGCCCACTGTTCCTCTGCGGCCGGCTGCGCCGCCGTCCTCTGCGCGTCGGTCTTCGAGGCGGCGCGGGTGACCTGCGCCGTCGCGTAGCGGAGGCTCGGGCCGATCTCGTCGACCTCGAGCTCGATCGCCGTGCGCTGATTGCCTTCCCGGTCCTGATAGGAGCGCTGACGTAGTCGCCCCTGAGCCATGACGCGCATGCCCTTCGTGAGCGATCCGGCGACGTGCTCGGCGAACTCGCGCCAGACGGAGGCCCGGAGAAACAGAGCCTCGCCGTCCTTCCACTCGTTCGCCGCACGGTCGAAGTTGCGCGGCGTGCTCGCGATGGTGAAGTTCGCCACCGGGAGTCCGTTCTGCGTGTAGCGCAGCTCCGGATCAGCGGTGAGGTTGCCGACGACGGCGATGACGGTCTCGCCGGCCATCAGCTCGCCACCTCGCTCGAGACGGCGATCGGCTCGATCCCGACACCCTCCTCGAACGTGATCGCCACCGCGACGGATGCGAGCACCTGATCTTCAACGGTGCCGATGATCGCGTCCTCGATGCCGACTGCGTTGACCCATTCGACGGCCCAGCACGGGTGTCCCGGATCGGTCGCCTCGTCACGCGTCCACGATTCGAGATCGGGGACGGACGGCCGGCGGCGGCAGAATGCATCCTCGGGAGCCGTGGACGTGAAGCCGCGGTGTAGCTCGCCGCCTTCGAGCTTCAGTTCGACATGGTGATAGTTCTCGGTGGTGGTCATGCGGTCCTCCTCTGCGCCGCGATCATCGAATCGCGGCGGATCTTGAATGCTGTCTCTTGCGGTGTCTCGTCGGCCTCGGCAAGCAGCCGAAGCCTGAACGTGCGGTCCTTTGCGAAGCGCATCGCTGTCAGTGCGATGAACCCGGCGAGGGCGTCAGAATGGATCACGACCCCACCCCGCTTCGGTCTCTTGGCTCTGTTCGTAGTCGGTGAGTTGCTCGCCGTAGCGGGCTTCCCGGACCCAGCGATCGTGACGCCGGCGGGCAGTGCCGCAAGGTCCGCAGTCCCTGAAAGCGCCGTGCGGGTGGTCGGGGCATCCGATCGGCGGAGCATCCAGCAGCAGGGGTCGTTCCGGCGGCCGCGTGCGGTGCTCCTGCTCGTCCGCCCACGTCGCCCACCGGCCCGCCCGCTCGCTCTGCTCGGCCCGCACTCGCGCGCCCGCTCGCTCCCGCGCTCCCCCCACAGCCGCGAACGTTCGCGAAGATTCGCGAACGGGCGGATCGGGGCAGTTCGACCACGCGAGCCGGGCGTCCAGCTTCAGCGGCCGGCGCAGCGCCAGATACTCGATCCCGTCCGCCTTGTAGAACTCGAGGAACCCGGACTCGTCGAGCATCAGCAGATGCTCGAGCACCAGATCCGTCGCCGCCTCTCCCGGGTAGATCGCCGCGGCGAGCAGCTCCGGCACTACCTCGCGCCGGCCGAGTCCGTCCGTGTGCAGCCACAGTCCGATCGCTGTCGGCTTCGCTGCCATCGGCGCCCGAAGGTAGCCCGCGAACTGCAGATCCTCCGCGCTGATCTTCCGTTGCACGTTCTTCGTTGACACCTTGATCGTTCCCTCTCGCGAATCCCTCGAAACACAGGTCGACGGCGAGCTGCAGGTGATGCTCGTCGACCTCGAAGCACTCCGACCACCCGCGGCCCATGAACAGCAGCTCGCGCGCCTCGTCCTCATTGCGGAACGCCTGCGGGAACCAGCGGCGCAGAGTGCGCAGTGCCTCGGCCTCCCACGTCTTGTCCGTCCCGCGCGCCAGCACGACCACGTGACCGCCCGAGCGCGTCATCATCTGCACCCGGTGGAACCGCCACGCGCGTCCCACCTTCAACACGCCGGCCTCCGGCCAGTAGACGACGTACGTCATCGCGTACTCCGGCATCGCGCTCATCGCTTCCTCGCTTTCTTCGTGGGTGTGAAGTCGCCGCGGCGTTGCCGGTGCAACTCGGTCGTCTTGGAGCAGAGGCCGAAGCCGTCGAGACGGTTCACGATCTGCCCGCACAGGCGGCAGGCCGGCTTGCCCTCGTGGATCATGTCGACGATGCGGAGCTCGCTGAGCGTGACGGCACGGTCGGGCGCCCAGTCCTTCTCGGGCGCCTCGACGGGCGTCGCCTCGATGACGGCGCTCATGCGGCGTCCTCGATGAGCTCGGCCTCGCGCTGCTGCTGCCACTTCCGCTCGAACTTCGCGAACGTGATGCGCGGGTGCTTCTCCCAGTGCTCGATGAGCTCCTCGGACGCGTACGCCCGAGCTCGGGTCTCGTTCCCCACGAACAGGGTGAACGGGTCGATGCCCTTCTCGCGGCCGCGGGCGTTCAGCATCGCGCCGTTCGTCGCCTCCTCGGCCGCGTTGAACTGTGCATAGAGGGTGTCGTCGTACTCGGCGCGGCATTCGCGCCACGCGTTGAAAGCCTCGCTGACGATGCTCATGCGATCGCCTCGTGCCAGAACAGCCAGTCGGGGCCGTAGACGCTGCAGCCCATGTCCATCGCGACCGAGCGCGAGATCCGCACGCGGCGCACACCCTCGAGGCGATACCAGCTCTGCTCGCGCGGGTAGAACACGGGCACACGCTCCGGGTACGTCACCCAGCGGCGGACCTTCCACCCGTAGCGGAGCGCCTGCGCCTGCATGTCGCCCTCGCAGCCGGCGTTGCAGACCGCGCAGAGCGACAGGCCATCGACGGGCGACGGGACAGTCTTCGAGCCGCCCATGCCGACCGCACGACGGTGCTGGAAGGTGAGCACCATGACGCCGCACGCAGCGCAGCGTCGATCGTCGCGCTGATAGACGGATTCGCGAGTCGCGGCGGTCGGGGCGCTCATCGCGCGGCCCCCGATAGAGTGCAGGACATGAGCGATGCCAACGTCATCAACTTCGCGCTGCTGGCCGTCACCGCAATCGCCGCTTTCGTCTCGATCATCGCGGTCGTCGACGCGCGCAAGTCGAGGTCAGACGCGAAGGGCGAAGCGATCGCTGCAGCACAATCAGCGGATCGATCGGCCGACGCCGCGGAGGAAATCGGGGCAGCGATGAACCGAGCTGCCGAGGCCGATAAACGCGTACGGCGAAGCGAGCTCGCCCGAGACCTCATCATTTGGTTCGACCGAAGCACCGTTCTGATGGTCATTGGAGGGGACGCCACGATCCTGGATAGCGACTGGGTCGAGGCCGGAACCGCTCTCAACGCTCGTGCGCGAGTCATCGACTCGGAGGGAGCTACTGAACTGATGCAGGCCGCGAAGCGGGCACGCTCTGCTGTCGAACAGATCGACCCGGAGCGCCGCATCGACGTCGCCTTTCGGGCGACCGGGATGCTGCAGCTGTGGGCTGAACAGTGGGTAGAAGATGGTGAGGCACAGATATGGCCGATCGAGGATTGGATACGGATCGACGATGAAGCGCATCGCGGGCGTGACTGATTGACGTAGCTCATCGGTGGGCCCCGAACTGTGCCGCGATCGCCTTATTGATGTTCAGCATTGCGTTGAGCTTCGTCCGTAGTGATCGCTCGGTGACCTCGGCGTAGTGGTACTCGGCCTTGACGTTGTGCCACTCCTCGAGCTCGTTCTGCGCGTCGACGTCGGCCATCGCGGTCGCGAATGTGGCCTGTACGTTGTTGCGGCCGTAGTGCGCTTTGCGGCTCTGCTTCCTGCGGGAGTAGGCACGTTCGGCTTCGTAGCGGCGCTGGTTGATCTCGAGCATGACGTCGGGCAGCTTCTCCATCACGCCGACGGTTTCGCGGATGAAGTACTCCATCTCGGCGGGGCTGGTCGGGCGGTAGTCGAGCAGCTGTGTGCCGACCTTGAGCGCGAACTGCGCCTGCTCGGTCGTCATAACCTCGCCCGTGTTCGGGTTCGTGTACATCACCGGCGCCCCTTCTTACGAGCCGAGGCGCGGCGGGCCGCGCGGTTCTGCGGCGGGAGGTGATCGCGCGGGGCGGGACGCTCGACGGCAGGCGCCTCGGTCGCGGTGACCGCGGGCGCCGGCTCGGCGGTCGAGATCGCCCAGGCGGACTCGACGAGCGCCTTGCGCTGGTTGCGCGCAATGCGGTGCAGGTCGGTTCCCGCCTTGTCGGGAGTGAACACCCGAGCGGTGCGCGCCTCCGCCTCGATGGCGTCGATCTGCTCGATCGTCTCCGTCGCGAGGAACTCCGCGGCCCAGTCGCGTTCAGCGGCCACCTCAGCCGCCACCCCGGCGGGTGCCGGCAGGTCGCGTTCGTCGATCTCGTCCTCGATGCGGAGGTCGCCGAGCAGGTCGCGGAACGTCTGCCGAAAGGCCACCATGCGCACGATGCGGCCGAAGTGGCGCATCGGCGAGCGATCCCACTTCCCCGACCATTCTTCGGATGCGGCGGGGTACTGCTCGGACCAGCGAATCGTTACCGTCGTCGGGACGCGGACGCCCTTGCGGTAAACCTCGACGCGAGCGAACTCCGGGTGCGCGACATCGACGCTCGGCGCCCAGGCTTGCGCCCACGTGACGCCGTCGTCGGAGAACTCGACCGGCCCTGTGCCGTCCCACTCGCCCGAGGCGTGCACGATGTGCTCGACCTCGCCGATGGTCTTTTTCTCGATGAGCTCAGTCATTCTTCTCGACCTCCTGAAACTTCAGAGCGGGCGCCTTCCGGGTCGTGCGCGGGAAGTGCTTCAGAGCGGACGCTTCGAGCAGCGCGATCTCGACCCGCAGCATCTCGACGTGGCCGTGTACCTCGGGTGCGGCGGCCTTCCACGCCGCCTCATCGATCGACGTCGTCTCGGACACGGTCGTTTGGAATCCGCCATGCTCGGTCATGCCGACAGTGCCAAATCGCTCCGCGCCCGGGAGCTTCGACGTCGCGGCCTTGACCTTGTCGTTCGCGACCTTCTCGGCCTTCACTGCAGCATCAAGATCACGCTTCAGCGGCGCCCACTCGGCGACCGCCTCGGTCACCTCCGCGGGGAGTTCGTCGACGTCGGGGCATCCGGCATCGCGCCATGCGATGAAGGCGTCGGCGCGCTCGACGAGCCAGGCGATCATCTCCTCGTCGCGAGGCACAGGCATCCACGTTGCACCGGCGATTGGCGGCATGTCGTCCTCGTCGCGGACCTCGAAGCCGTAGAGCGCGTAGTCGGCGCCGAGTACGTGGATCTGCCACTGCATCTGTGCCATGTGATCGACCGGGATAGCGTCGGACTTCCACCCGAACTGGTGCGACTTGACCTCGATGACGACGAGTGCGCCGTCCTGGTCGACGCCGATCGCGTCCGGGGTAGCGCGGTGCAGGTCGTTGTCGGCGGCCGCCCAGAGCGCGCCGTTCGGAGTGAGCGAGGCGAGGCGCTCGGCGGCCTCGTCGAGCAGCGCTGCTTCGCGGGCGTGGCCGGCGTTCGTGGCCTTATTGCCACGGAAGGTGGAGCCGTTCATCTTCTGCTCGGCGATCGCGCGTCGAGCCTTGAGGCCGGCGCGGGCGATCTTCCACGCGTCGGAGGCGGTGACGCCTTCGCAGCGCTCGAGCATCCAGACGGTGCGGGGTGCGTCGTCGGGCACGACGATGCGGGCGGCGGTGATCTGCGGGGTCATGGCTGGTCTTTCTTCGCGATGCGGATGAGGAATGCGGCGGCGAACGTCGCAAGGCTGATGAGAACGCCGAGGTCGGCGCCGTTGAATCCGGTCGCGGGGTCGGCTGCGGGCGGCCCGCAGACTGCGGCGGTGAGGAGCGCGACGACCACAAGGACCATTCGCCACGGCGCGAGCGGCCAGAGGGTGCGGCGGTCGGGGGCGATCGGGCCGACGATTGCCGGCTCGGTGCGTTCGATGACGCTGATGTGCATATCGGCGGTGATCGGGGCGAAGTCGCTCACCGGGTCAAGGTTCTCGTCGGTATCCTGTGTCTGAGGCATGTGCTTGCCTTTCGCTTTAGGTGGGGCGTCCGGTGCAACGGGCGCCCCACTTTCGTGTGTGGGTCAGGGAGTGAGGGCGCCGGCGCCGAGTCGGACGCGAAGTCGCTCGACACCACGAGGAGTGACGCGCACCTGCGGCGCGGCCGGCTTCAGCTCGCCGCTGTCGCGATCGCGGTACGGCGGCATAGCGCGGACCTTGAGATAGCCGGCGTCGACCGCGCGCGCGTACGGCGACCAACGCTGGTTCTCGCCGCGATAGATCCAGCCGAGCTCAGCGAGCATCTCGAACAGGCGCTGCGGGCCGGTCTCGATGCCGGCACGGCTGAGCATCGGAGCGACGTCGCGCACCGCGTAGTCGGTGCCGGCGTCGGCGATCTCGTCCCATGCCTCGGCGCGCGGCGCAAGCACGGCGATCTGCTCGTCCTTCCGGGCGATGATCTCCTGCGCCTGCACGACGGCTCGAGCCATGAGCTGCTCCGGCGTTTCGACGGCGTAAGCACCTGTGCGGCGGATCGACGGCACGACTTCGTGCGTCATCCACCAGCGGAACTGTCGTGCTTCGGGCTTGTCCGAGCGGATGACAACCTCGTACATGCCCGACTCGGAGACGATGGTGACCGACCGGTTCTGGCCGCCCGACCTGATATCCGTCTGACGGATATCAGCCTCGTCGAGACGCGCCGCGACGTTGCCGGCGTTCGCGATTCCGAGCACGCCGCAGATGTCGGCGAGCACGAACCACAGCTCGCCGTCGACAGAGATCGTGCGGACCTGTCGATCGGCGTACTGGAAGACCTCGAGCGCGCTCACGACTCGTCCTCCTCGATCGTCTCGAGGCCGGCTGCCATGAGCTGCAGGAGGAACGCGACTGCGACGATCGCGACGGCGACCGGGAGGAGCAGGAGACCCCACGGGGCGAACGTGAAAGCGAGGATCGCGACCGCGAGCGCCACTGCGAGGTACGCGTATGCCGCTGCCCGCACGAGCGGACTCAGACGACCGGCCGGGGCAGCCGTCCCCACGGCGCCCCGACCCGCCTGGCCCGATACCCCAGCGGGCACCCGATCCCCAGATCGGGAGTTGGTGTCGACGCTCAGCGTCGTAGGCTCTGCCACATGACCATGACGCGCGAGGAGCGGAGCACCGCTGCGGCCATCATCATGCGGGACGCTATCGAGGAGATGCTCGCTCACGAGGCGGCCTCCGCTTCTCGGCAGGCTGCGAACCACGAGAGCACATCGGCGCGCGAGTAGCGGATCAGGCTCGAGCCGGGCAACTTGTGCCATGCAGGCCCCGTCTTGCCGTCCCGATCGCGCGCAATGCGCCACCGCTCGAGCGTCTTCGTGCTCACCTCGAGGAGTTCGGCAAGCGCCTTCGGCGACATGATCATCGGCATCTGCTCGAACCCCTCGGCCACATCACCAGGGGCGTCGGTCGACGTGGTCGGGAAAGTGACCATGCTCACGACGCCACCGCCTCGGCGGAATCGATCGCTCGCTCGGCGCGGGCGATGATGCTGGACGCTGTGGTGCCAAGTTCCGCGGCTACTGCCGCGAGAAGCGACGGGGTGAATGCCGCGTGTCCGTTGACGCGAGACGACAGCGTCGCGCGGCGGATACCTAGCTTCTCGGCGAGTCCCTTCACCGAAGCCGTCCGGCTCCGGGCAATCTCCGACCGCACCTCCGCGGCGACACCGGCATCGAGTCCGGTGAACCCAATTCGGTTCATCTCCATGTCGTCCACTGTGAACCGAACTCGGTTCAAAGTCAAGTTGCTTGCGTCAAGTGAACCGAAATGGGTACACTCAGGGCGTGGCCAAGAACCTGCTCCCGATGGACGCCCTAATCGCCGGATACCTTCACGAGGCGGTTCAGGACGCGGGCATCACCTACCGCAAGCTCGCGGCAACCACGGGCATGTCGATCAACCGGATCGGCATCATCCTCCGCCAGGAATCTCCGCCCGCGACGCTGGGTGAGATCGGCATGATCGGCTCCGCTGTCGGCTTGACGGCCTCGGAGCTCGTCGAGCGAGCCGAGAATGTCGTACGCACCCGACAGGATTACGATCTGGTCGCGAATGACTCGATCAATGAGTTCCCCGAAGGTAACGACGCGGACTTCGACCACGCGTGAAACACCGCCGCGAGCGGCGCTCCGCGACCTTTAGTACCACAACCATGCCCGATCGAGGGGGTTATGCATGGACGTCTGGAATCTTGCTGCCGACATGGGGCTCACCGTCCGCGAGCGCCGAGGCGCGCACCGGAGCGGATACGCGCCGAACGCGAACCACATTGAGTTGACGCCCGGGATGCGCGGACGCGTGCTGCGCGGCGTCATGTGCCACGAGATCGCGCATCACGTACTCGGTCATCGTCCAACCAACTTCGGACTCATCCGCAAACGCCAGGAAGCTGCAGCGAATGCGTGGGCAGCGCAGACGCTGATAGCTCCGCGTGCCTACGCGGAGGCGGAGCAGCACCACGGCGGGCACGTGACGTCGATGGCGATCGCCCTAAATGTGCCCGATGAGCTCGTGGTCGTCTTCCGCAGCCTGCTGCTCCGCACGGAAGATGCGGTCTACGTCGATCCCCGGATGGGCGCCGGTCAGTTCGCTCACCGCATCGAGGTCGGCTGATGGCGAAGGCGTGGATCACTGATCGTTGGGTGAAAGACGCGCAGGTCACTATGCCCGATGGGTCGGCTACGAAGATCAGTCCATCGAGCGCACAGATGAAGTCGCTCAAGTCCCTGCCCGAGCACTTCAGGACTGCGAAGTTTGGCAAGGGTTCACGGTGGGAGGCTGGCTGGTACGACCCGGACGGTGTCCAGAAGAAACGACTCTTTCCTCGACGCAGCGACGCAGAGTCTTTCGTCGCCGGCATCGAAGACGACATTCGCTCCGACCGCTACATCGACCCCTCCGCGCGCGAGCGAACATTCTCGGCCGCGGCCGAGGCGTGGCTCGCATCAAAGAACCGCATCAAGGACTCGAGCTGGCGCCGTTATCGACGAGAGCTCAACAACTACGTGTTGCCGCGCTGGGGCACGCGCGCTGTAGGCAGCATCACGCGACCGCAGATCGACGAATGGATCGCACAGCTGCGCGCCGGCACGGCGGTGTTCGAGTTCGACAGGAACAATCACCTCACAGACGGAGGTCGCAAGCCTGTGCCGATGAGCGCCGCCTACCTGCGACACGTCGTCGGCGCGACGTTCGGCGGAGCGCTGCGCTATGCCGTCGCCGAGCAATGGATCGGCCGCAATCCGCTGGCGAAGGTGGAGTTTCCCCGCGACGAGGGGGACATCGAAAATGACCTGCCCTCGCTGACATACGTGCAGCTCGACGTCTTGGCATCCGCGGTAGCCTCCATCTCCCGGCGCCCGATCGACGGCGTCCTGTTCAACGTTCTTGCACACAGCGGCCCGCGCATCGGCGAAGCGACCGCGCTGAAGATCAAGGATCTCGACCTCGAGCAGAAACGAGCGCGCATCCACCGCACGTGGACGACCGATCGCTCCGGGGTCCGCAAGCTCGGCCCGGTGAAGACGTGGGAGAAGCGCTGGCTCCCCCTCGCGGACTTCGTCGTTGACGGCCTAAGCGAGATCATCGCCGGCCGTGAGACCGAGGACTTTGTCTTCGTCACGGTTCGAGGCGCGGCGGTCGACGGAGGGAACTGGTACAACCGCGTCTGGCTAAAGGCGCGACGGGCGGTGCGATCCGCCTCTGAATACTCCGTGCACGATCTTCGGCACGTCGCGGCGACGAACGCGATCGCGGCCGGCGCAGACGTAAAGCTCGTGCAGCTGATGCTCGGCCACAAGGATGCGACCGAGACGCTGAACACCTACTCCCACCTCTGGCCGAACCGTGTCGACGAGGTGATCGACGCTGTCGAACGGCGCCGCGCGGAGGCTCTCGGCCTCGGTCAGCTGCGCGCGATCTGA